TCATCCGATCACCCCGCCGCGGCGCGCCTGGCGCCATTCGCGAATCCACTTCCACACCAGGTAGCCGATCTGGCCCACCAGGTAGATGGCGGTCAGCACCAGCACGGCCTTGTCCAGGGTGAACCCCGATGCGACGGCCGTGGCCACCGTCACCGGTCGCGTGACCTTCAGGGCTGCGGTCCCCACCGCGTCAATGATTTCTCCCCGCATGTCGGTTCCATGGTTGATACGGTTCGGCATGACGCCCTCCCCGATTGGTCGATAGGTGCCCGTCACCGCAGCCCGGCAGGCTCGGCGAATTGGTCCGGTGAGGGTGGACGGGCATGGATGGTTGCGGGGGCCGGATTCGAACCGGCGAATCTCCGGGTTATGAGCCCGGCAGCCTGGACCTCTGGCCTACGCCCGCAGGAAGCGCAGTCCCGGAAACGCAGAAGCCCCGACGCAGGGCCGGGGCTTCAGGGTCAATTCTTGACAGTTGCAGAATTAGGGCCCTGTCTGTGCAACTTGTCAAGCATGCGGGCGGTCGTACTCGCTGAACCACCACGCCAGTTCGTCCACCAGATGGGAAAAGCGATGCCGCTCGTCGACGTCCCAGGTACGCGCCAGCACGGTATACAGGCCGACATCCTCCGGGTCTTCCAGTCCATCCCTCACCATCATTCGACGCAGTTCTGCCAACTGGCCGGCGGCGTCTTCGTTGAAGTCGTCTGGAACCTGATACCCGTCGAGCCCAAGGTCGATATTGAACATTGCGTCAGCGATCGAGGTCTCTTCGCCCCTCGGATGAGGCAGGAGCAAACAGCTTCGAGCAACGCTGAATTTCTCAGATTGATAGGACATCGCTTTCCCCATTCATGCGGCGATCCTGCCGCCCATCCAGTCTACCGCCCGCTGCAGCTCCCGGTGGTACTGCCATACGGACAGCGCGCCGCCGTACTTCTCCGCCACCATGCGTGCCTTCACCGCCTGGCTGGCCGACACCGTGTACTCGGTGTGCAAAACCATGGCGCGCAGCGGGCAGCGGGTGCTGCCGCATCATCGAAGCCAGCCCCTGCTCGACCCACCTCAGTTCGTCTGGGATACCGACATCAACGGCGATCTCGGGGTTGTCGTGCGGCTTTTCGGCATCGTTTGTCGACTGCACCGGGTCAACCGCCCACGCCGGCAGCATGCCCATGCCCTCCACGCCGCTGCGGTCGGCCATGAACCGCCGGCGGCTGGATCCATCCCGACCGACCAGGTCGCGCAGCGCCCGTTCACGGGTTCCGGGCGCCATGTCTCGGGCCTGCTCCAGCACGTGTGTGCTGCGGTCGGCGTAGGTCAGCGCAAACCGATTGGCCTGGGCGAATCCCCAGGCACGCAGCTGCGCCGTCAGATTGTCATCGGTCGCCATCGCGCATCCCCTTCAGCACGTTCTCGTCGAATCGGAACACCGGCAGCAGGCCGTCGGTGTCACAGCCGCCCTGCCGGTCGGGCCGGCGCTGGCAGTGCGCCGGGCTGCTCCCGCGCTCTCGCATGGTGCAGACCGAACACACACCGTACCGGCGCAGGTAGGCGTTGTATCGCTTTCGCGTGCGAGCCTCTGGAGTGGTCAAGCTGCGGCCTCCCCGAACAGGCTCGGCGCGGCGGCAAGGTGTTCAATGACCAACTCGACGCGTGCGCCCTTGGCATCCGGCTCCATGCGTTCGAGCAGAATGCGGCGGTGCTTCTTGTCGTCGACCCACGCCACGCCGTTGAGGGCATCGGACAGCACCTTCTCGCAGTTGCCGAGGTCGATGCACTGCACCGTGTCGTCCCAGGTGTGCGGATCGCGGCGCGCGCGCTTCGCCCAGTCCTGCGGCAGATTCGGGAACAGGCGGATGGTCAGCGCGATCCGTCCAGCATGCGGCTGGCCTATTCCTGCAGCCTTGGCCAGCCAGGCCACTTCGGCTTTGTAGGCCTTCGCCTCCTTGGTCGGGACCCTGAGTGCATGCCCCTTGATGGTCACAGCGCGCCAGTAGCGGTTCGAGCTGATCGGATACGGGAGGGTGAGGTAGACGGTCATAGGGTTCCCCTTTGGATCAGCTTCAGCACGTTGCGGATGGTCACGCTCAGTGCGTCCAGTTCGGTCATCTTCATCACCAGCCACATGCGCTTCTCGCCGTGCCAGCCGTTGAAGCTGCCTTGGTGGCAGTCGTCGCATAGCGCCACGGTTGTCCAGTGGTCGTCCTGTTTGATGTGGTGCGCGGCGCTTGGGCTGGGCTTGCCGCAGACACTGCAAGGGCAGGCCTTGACCAGCTCGATGTGCGCGCGCTCTGCTGCGGTGAAAGCCCTGGAGTTCTTCGAGCGCATCAGCTCCGCGCTCCGGCAACCGTTTCGTAGCCTATGATCGCCACGACCAATACAGGGAACCGACCATGACCAACGGCAACAAGGAAGAACGGACCAAGAAGGTGGCCGAAAGGTCCGGAGCTATCCTCCAGTACGGCAGCGACATCGCTGTCGCTGTGGCCATGGGCAGCTTCGCCAGTCTGTTGTGGGCAGCTCCCACCGCCCCAGGCCTTTCTGTTTTCTGGAAGGCTGTGGCAGTTGCCGCTGGCGGCGGCGCCGGACTCTGGGCGGGATTGGCAAATGAGAGGTTCGAGTTCGCGTGGAAACAGACTGCTAGCGCGAACAAAGGTTGGATTGCTCCTGTCGTGGGTCTGACCGTTACCGCTATCGGATTTTGTGCCGTACTGGCGGTTATGCGGTTTGCGGATTATCAGCGCGTGGGATCCGCGTGCGAGCGTGCCGAAAGCAGCAAGAACCTGGCAATCGTCCAGCATGAGCTGTGCAAGAACTACTTTGCTCGACGCGCGGCGATCGAAGATCAGCTCTTCAAAAAGCGAAAGTAGGCTCACGCAACTCTCCTGTTCGACCCGGCCATGTTCCAGAACTCGGCGCGCACGTCGTCGAGCATCACGTGGGTGTAGTGGCGGCCGATGTACTCGGTCAGGCCGTCGAACAACTCCTGGAACCGGGCCTGTTCCATCTCGTCGAATGACAGGCTTTCGGCGCGCTTGACCGGGATGGTGCGGATCTCCGGCAGCACTCCTGACAGCACCTTGCGGGCGCCTGCACCCAGCAGCGTCTCGTAGGCGTCCAGCACCGCGGCGATGACCGGCGTGGCGTCCATTTTCACGGTCTCGAAGCACACGTTGGCGTCCAGCTGCAGGCGCTTTACTGCGTCGTGCGCGTCCAGTTGCTCCCAGCCTTCCACGTTGTCGACCATCAGGTGCCCGATCTTGTGGATCAGCCGGTTCTGCCATTCCTCGCGCGGCTGCTTCAGCTCGCCGCGGATCTCCCGGCCCACGCGAAACTTGCGATCGCGCAGCAGGCGCTGGTCGACCTCATGGGCCGGTACCAAGGCGCCCACCACCTCACCGGTGTTCGGGTCGATCAGCTTGGCCACCACCAGGTAGATCGGTCGGCGCGCGCGCTTGGCGCGGATCTTCTTCGCTGCAGCGGTCAGGGTCATGCGACTTCCCCCAGCTCGTCGGCAGCACTGCGGTTGACATAGGAAGTCGACCCGCCGTGCCAGGTCACCGGCACCACGCCGATGTTGCCGTGCCGGTTCTTCACCACGTTGATCTCGGCCGCGGTGCGCTCGGCCTGTGGATTGGACAGGTCGCGCCACAGCATCATGACCTGGTCGGCTTCCTTCTCGATCTCCGAGCTGTCGGCCAGGTGCTTCATCTGCGGTCGCTCGCCGTCGGCCTCTCGGTTCACCTGGGCCAGCGCGATCACGGGGATGCGCAGGTCGCGCGCAAGGTTCTTCAGGCTGCGGGTGATGCTGCCCACCTGTTGGTGCTTCGGTGCCCGCGACATCGATGCGATCTCGATGCGCTGCAGGTAGTCCACGTAGAGCGCGCGGATGCCCAGCTGGTGCTTCCAGCGGCGAGCCTCGCGGATGACCTCGGTGATGTCCGGCGAGGGCCGGTCGTGGATGCGCACCGGAAGCGCACCGTACTGCTCGGCGGCGTGCAGCAGCGAGCCCATGTCGTCGTTGCGGAACTTGCCGGCTCGCAGGCGCCCGACGTTGACGCCCGACCCTGCGGCCAGCCAGCGCAGGCCAACTTGATCGGCAGGCTGCTCGCCGGAGATCAGGCCCACTGCCCCACCCTTCGCACCGGCAGCAGTGACCCCGAGCAGGAAGCCCGTTTTTCCCATAGCCGGGCGCCCGCCGACGACGATCAAGTCGCTGTCGTGGAAGCCACCCAAGGCTTCGTCGAGATCGAAGATTCCGGTGGAGACGCCGATCAGCTTCCCGCCATTGCGCTGCGCATCCATGGCCTGGGCCACTGCCGCGTCCAGTGCCGACTGCGAGGTGTGTTCGTAGCTGCGATCGGCGCTGTGCAGGGTCATCAACCGCTGGATCGCAGCGTCCACGGCGACCTCCTGCCGAGCCTGCGCGCCTTCCTGCAGTTCCCTGGCGATGCTCAGCGCCTCGCGATCGCGCCATGCGGCCAGCAGCACCGACGACTGATAGGCCGGCTGGCTGCTGGGGTACAGATCGCGGTCGGCGCCGATCAGCATCGCCAGTTCGCTCAGGCGTGGGCTGCCCATGCGGTCGGCCACGTCGGAGATCGTCACGGCGTCCACAGGTTTCCCGCCGGCGTCCATGCTGCGGATCAGCTCCCACAGCTGGCCGTCGGACTCGTTGCCGAAGTGGCCCGGTTGCAGCGGCATGTCGGCGATGCTGGACGGCCGGCACAGGGTCATCACGCCCGGCGAGACTGTGGCCGATGCGATCGTGGTGTTCCGCCGCGATGACGTGCCCGGCCAGAAGTGGGCGCCCAAGACGGCCGAGGTCTACGAAAGCGTGATCCGCCGCATTGAGGCCGGGCTGGGCTCGAAGCCGGTCGCTGACGTGACGGTGAAGGTGTGCGCCACCTTCATCCGCAAGGTGACCGAAACCGACGGCTCAACGAACGTTAGGCTGAAGATCGCCTTGGCAGGCTCCCTAGCCGACCTCGTCGCACGGTGCCGCGATGACGTGGTATCGCCGTTCGTTATCCACCGTCTGCCGGAGAAGGCTAGGCCCAGCGATATGCGCGCAAAGGAACGTGCGCACCACACACAAGTGCTACCTGAACAACTGTCGCGTGCGTTTTCCAAGGCGCGGGATGCTGCAGGTGTCGATGGCCGATCGCCACCCACCTTCCACGAAATCCGTAGCTTAGGCGGCGCGCTTCTCCGCGATGCTGGCTGGACGACCGAAGAAGTGCAGGCGCTGATGGGACATGCGTCAAAGTCCATGACGGAGCACTACTTGGAAGGACACGACATGCCTTGGCTTGAGGTCGCTGCAGCCTCTACGCTGCAGATGTCGAAGTCTTGA